AGATATAATCTTACGTCCCCGTCTTCCCTCTTAAGATCTGCGTAATTATATTTCTTTATTAATTGCACACGTCATTATAGCACAAGTGAAACGATTCCGCCACTCTTTTTACCTGCTCTTTTCAACGCGATTAGTTCTTTTACTCTTTCTAAAATTTCACGCCAGTCTGAATAATCTACTATCTCATACTCACCTGTTTTTTTATTAAGTTTCGATTTAGAACGACTAAGTATATAAGGCAAAGATTCAAGAACACTATATTTTGCTTGCCCAGCTATTTCATCAGGAACAATAACTGATTTTTCCCTTGGATGAACATAGGAGTGTATTTTTTTTGCATCCCATTCCTTTAATTTAGATTCTGGAACTTTAATTTTTTTTATTAATTTAGAGCTTCCGTGCGTCATAGAAGGATAATTTTTAATAAATTCTCTATTGGGAGTGAACCATTTACCTAAAGCTTTAGGATCCTCGGTAAAAACTGTTTTTCCTAATTTAGATGGGTATGGTTCAACTCTAAGAATTGGTACTTTTTTAGTTCCTTTAGATATTTTAGGAATGGCTCCTGCCAATTTTGCTAATGATGCTATTCCTGAGAGCATGACTTCATATGTCCAGCCATTTCCTGCGCGCGGTTAGGCGTTTGCTTTGCCCAGCGTGAGTCAAGCATCTGGACTGACGCTTCCTTGTAATTAGGTGGGTCTTGTTGAAGAGCCTTCCACATATTGCGGAACTTAGAAACACCATGACCTCCAAGCTGAAAAATCATTTCACAAATTATAGATTTTGCATCGTCTGAAATTTTTAAATCCTTGCATTTCTCATGCGTCTGATTGATAGCTGACTGTAAATCCTTTTCCAGAATGTCTTCTAGATATTTCTTGTCATATTTCTTTCCGTCTTCCCAGTGGTCCTCCACGCAGAGGTGGCCAAACCCAACGGTTCTTTTGTTCAATGTATCGCGGTAGACGGTGTCCCGAAATCCCTCGTGTTTCTTTACTGACTCTAATAATTTATCGTAGTTCATCGTCTTAAGCTCGCAATTCCGCCAGTGTTATATCCAATATGACGCCCAGTAACTGGCTGGCCTGGGGGTGCTTGAGGTTTAGTTCTGGCTCCCATAATGCCCTCATTATTTTTTAAATTTTGTATTTTATCCTGCATGTATCTATCAAATCCACTGTCTCTGTCCATAGGACCCAAAGACGTATCAACTCCTGCTTGATCATATAGATCTCTGTTGGCTGGCGTGATGGGAGTGTCCAAGATATTTCTTGTTGCATATACACCTTCATAAGGTTCTATGGCAGTATTTGCACCAGCTGGTTTTGAAGTTCCTGCATATAATAATCCACTGGCGATGGCTCCTATCGGAGTTGAAAACCCCGTTACCGCGGGAAGCATTTGTTTAGCCCTGCTTAAATATTTACTCCACGCTCTTGCGATTTTATCGGATTTCTCCCCTCTATGAGTGTAAAAAGACATGCTGCCAGGTGATAACTGATCCGCCGCCGCTCTCGCCGCTTTCTGCGCTTCCTGATCCATGCCCTTTAAATTTACTATATCACCACCTCCTTCTATTAATCTTTTGTATGCAACATCTCTTCCTGATAGTTTGTCAGTTATACTAGAGGGCGTAAACGCCGTTTCAGCCGCGCTTTGGACTGGCCATGGAATCAATACATACTGACCTGAACCGGTCTTTGCGAGTATTTGTCCGCCAATAGTTATAAAATCATCATAATCCATTATTTCCTCCTCATCCCATTATCCCTACGTAAGCTGCTCGTAAAATTAAAGCCATTACACCAAATGAAACAGTCCACACAATCCTAAAGATAGTGTCAACCCTTGCTGAAAGGTGCGAGATGTGATTGTCAAGCTTCTGGTTGATGAGTTTCAGCTGCCCTTCAATCCTGATAATGTCTTCCCTATTTTGTATCATTTTTTCTTCTGCCATTATACTAAACTCATTAGCCCCCCACGATTACTGAAGGTACGATGCATGTAGTGTGTCAGCTCATCATCACTCCAGTCTTTAAACTCATCCCTTTGTCTTAAACTTCTTAACATTAAGGGTATATTTTCTTTCCATTTAGTTCCTGCTTCAAGCCAAGCGGGTTGGGTTGTACTTTTAAGTTTACGGGGGAAAGGATCTACTTGGCCCTGAGAATTCCATAATTCAAAAGTTCTACCTCGCTCATCCATCACAGGCATAAAATCTTTTCCCATTGTTTTTGGGGTTCTGAAAGCTCCTGCATGACCTGCGTCTTCCCATCTCCTCTGCTTGTTTCTAAAATTCAGTCCAATAGTATCTACTGGATCAAAACCTCCATGAGATTCTCTTATAAATCTTTCTCTTGCGTTCTCTACCATATTAATTCACCAATGAAATGATGCCTCCTCTTGCTGCCATACGAGGCATTTGTTGAGTGGCTCCTTGCGGTGTTCCGAATGCTCCACCAGCATACTGGTTGGCTAATGCCATATCTGTATTGCCTGCATAAAGACTCGCTGCTGCTGCAGGATTCATAGTCTGATTTCCTACAATAGAAGAGCCTACGACAGGCGAACCTGTCGTAGACGTTGGCGAGGTAGGAGCTTGATTAGCTCCAACAACCGTGGGCTGTATGGATTGCTCACGTTGTTCATTAAACTGTTTTTGTTGATTCATTTGATTCATTTTTTCTTGTATTTTTAATAATTGTTCTTCGTTGCCAGTTAATGGACTCTGAATGCTTTCCTTATAGTTTTGCATGTCTCGTTTTCTTAATTCTTGTGACTCAATGTCTGATAAAGTACGATCAAGATCATCAAGCTCAGCTTTGAAATTTAATCCAATTGTCTCTAGCGCTCTCGCTGCTGCAATTGAAGTTTTAGTAGTAGAAGGATCCACCAAATATTTAAACGCTTTCATATTAACTGGGTTAGTTAAAATCTTACCTGTCGCTCTTGCGAGTAGCGAGAACATAACTGCTGCAAATAGGCTACCACCGAGAATTCCTCCTGCTCCGGCGCCAGCTGCTCCTGTTTTAGCTCCAGGAGTAAACGCTCGAAGAGCTCCTCGTAACCCAGAGATCTGTGCTCTTCTTGCAATGAACGTGCTAATGTCAGGAATTCCACCAGCAAATGCTTTTTCTAGCACTTGTGTAAATTCCAAGTATTCTTTTGTTGAAGGCATACGCGCTACTATGCTTGATTTTCTGGTTCCGTCGGATAAAATTCTAACGGTTTCAGCATGTGCTCCAGCATCTAATAGATCACTAGATCCTGTACGTGCCCACTTAGGAGTTTTACTTCCAGGTTTGTACGCTCTAGAAGCCATCTTAAAAGCTTCATTTAATGTTTCAAATTCCTTAGATCCAGGCTCTGAAAGTCCTAATAATTTCTTCCATGAATTAACATCCACATAGGTTGCTTCATTTCCTTTAGGGGTAAATTTACGTGGATCATCAACTCCTCTAAGAAATCCAGAAAATAATGTGTCAATTTCAGAGGTGCCTTTAAATGGTTTTACTGATTGCTTATAGGCATTCTCAACATGTCGTCTAAGAGCGGCTCTAAAAATGTCTGGTCCAACTAGCATGTGAAAATTCTTCATAGCTTCCGGCGATTCCATAAACTTGGCAGTGTCTAATAAGTCATCTGCAAATTTAGGACCACGCTTTAATAGCTTGACTCGATATCCATACATATCCATCCCTTCTATTCCTAAGGCCTTAGCTATTGGAGTATCAAATAATGTTTTTCCATATACGAATGCATTATCAAATGCTTCTTTGGCCGCTAACACTTCAGAACTCTTTGGTGAAATAGCCATAGCTTCTTCCAATGCTTGTTTCATATTTTCTATAAATTTTATCGCAAATCCATCTTCCCCAGTCTTCTTCATAAGATCAGGAAGTTCTTTAGTTAATATTTGCTGAACTCTTGCATAACTGATGGCGTCGTCCATCATTAACAAATTCTTTTCAATATAATCCTTGACAGGCATTGATTTTGGAGTTGGAAGAATTTTTCCATCTACTCCTATGCCCAGTCTTCCCTCAAAAGAAAGCAAATGTCCTTTGGCGAATGATTTAACATCATTAACTCCGCCTCCAATGACAACTAGATCCCCGTAAGAATCAGCTACTTTCATCCAGTCTTTCATAAGTTTATCAAGATGTTCATTGTACTTGCTAGCTCTAACGAAAGCTGCGGGCTTAGTAATCTCTGATAATTTTGAATAGGTCATGTAAGGACCCATCGCATCGTTCATATTCTGTAGGATATAATTGAGTTTGGTAGCTTTTTGTTTTAAGTTTCCTGTAATTCCGCCAGAGATAATTGGAAATTTACCTAGTGTTTGTTTAACTGTTCGTGTTCCACCAAATTTTGATATGTCAGCAATACCTAAGATAGTGTCTCCTTCCTTTGTAATCACAAATTTACCACCTCCAGGAACATGATATAATCCTTCCTTCATATATTTAGAGCTTAACTGTTGTGCGATCGCTGCCATTTTCATAGATTCTTTATTGGCCCCTAACGCCCAACGAGATAAATTTCTAACGCCTTGAATAGCAGGAATAAATGCTCCTGCACCTAAGGTAAGTTTAGCGTCTAGCTCGCCCATGTTAATGGCTTGTGCAAATCTTTCTTTTTGTGATGGTCTATTAATACCTTCTTCTCCAAAAACGCCAGCTTCATTCATGATATCTAGTGCTGTTTCATAACCATAATTAGCTGCCAGCACAGCTGTAAATCCACCAACCATAGCGCCACCAATTCTGCCTATTAAATGACCCGGTGTAGCACGGAACCCTTTCCAAGCTCCTCGTCCAAATGCCTTCGCTCCAACCTTATACCCTAAAATATTACCAGTAATAGATGCTGGCATTTCTGCTCCCCAAAGCCTTGCTTTAGGAAAAGGATCAGGACTTGATGTTGCAAGTCCGAATGGATCAGGCATCAACTCCGCCCTAACGTCCGGTCCTCCTTGAATTTCTCTTGCAGTATATCCTTGTGATAATACAAATTGAACTAGATCACGCTCCAGTTCATCCTGGTTAATAGGACCTTTCTCAGAACTTTTTTCTGCTGCCGCAATGATCTGTGCCACTTGAGCACGAACGGTCTTAATGTCAGGACGGTTCCTTAATTTCTCTTCATTTAAAAGAGCTGTTGATTTTTCAGCTTTAATAGCTTCCAATTCTGCTTGGGCCTTTTTGGCGCGTTCAATTTTTACCTCCATAGGAGGTCCTTTAGGTCCAAACTTATAAAGATCAATCACACTTTGTGATCCACCTTTAACTGAATCCCAAAATCCATCTAAGATTTCCTTTTTATTTTTACTAAAGTTGTTATGAATTTCCCTAATTTTCATGTTAGCTTCTGAAATGGGAACGTTACCCTTAGTTAGATATTCTAGGTTTGGATCTCCTTTCTCTCCAATCTTTTTTGCTTCCACATTCTCACCAAAAATCAAGCTAGAAAGCTGATCAATGGATGAAACTACTCTCAAAGGATTAAGTTCTTTTAGTCGTGAATATTCTTTCTCTGCCATTATTGCCCTGTGTATGTTTTTTCGCCGAATGTTTGGTTGTTAATATTAAGCCACTTATCAAAAGTATTAGCAAAAGGAATTGATCCTGTAATGTCAATAGTTGCATCCGCATCCTCCGTGCCTGTGGCTGCTGCGCTTTTAATTTTTTGATTGATTTGTAGCCACGACATATCAATAGGAAGGTTAGGAGATTTTTGTGCTCCTCCAATAAAACCATAATAAGACTGTTGATAATCATCAATTGTTACTCGATCTTTCCCATAGTGAGATGCGTTAACGGCCCATGACTGAGTAACACCAGTTCCAGCAAGCATTGATTGCTTCACATAGTTTTGGTACAGATCCTTTGTGAATTGGTGAAGTCTGTGTGCTACCTGTTCTGGTCCACCAACACCCTCGAAAAGGCTACCTGTAATTTGAACTTCAGCTATTGAACTTTTAATTGTATCCGCAAGCAAACGTCCTGTTGGCTGCTTATTACGAGCGTTTAGGAAACCCATCCTGTTTTCTAATTGTTCAATAACATCGTATGCGGGATTAGCTGCCCCTTCTATGAATGGTGGCTGATTAATTAAGTTATTAATCATAGCATCGGTTGCAAAATCATCTGTAACCAATACGCCATCCGGTCCTATGCCTTCACCATGATAAATATCCTTACTGTTTGTTTCAGGGTTATATTTATTTGCCATGCCACCGCCATAAATAGCGTCCTGTTCCGATAAAACTTTCATTGTTGCATTGGCAACGAACCCTGCGTTATCAGCTGCGGGAATCAACCATTCAGGAACCCCGAATGTCTGCGCAAGTTGCTTAACTTCCATAGATCCTGTTCTGTACATGCTAGTCAAGGTACCCGCAATACCAGTTTTAAGTTTTCCTGAGTGCAGACCGTATGCTGGATTCATTTGAAGATTGATTGCGTCAGGAAGTGCTGCTTCAAGAACGGATGCAAGCTTTAATGCCTCTCCACGCTGTGACTTTGTCATCGTGCCACCGAAAGGATCCAGTCCTCCTTGAGCTTGTGCCTCGGATAAATCACTACTGAGTACAATATCTCCAGGGGCCAAGCCTAACTCTTCATTACCCACGCGTTGCCACTGCAAATATTTAGCTGCGACGGGTCCTTTGTCAAAGACCTGATCAATTTGTTGCCATGTTACAATAGGTGCCTGTCCTGGAATCTGAATAAGATTTTTCTTCATGACATTTCTTAGTGTTCCTTCCGGTCCCTGGGGGGTTTCAAATATCTTCTTAATATATTCTTCCATATAGAGATCCTGGATGTTAGTCATTCGTGCTGTTTTTGCTGCCTTTTCCTCGCGAACGATATCATACGCCGCAAGTGCTAATTCCTTTTCAGTTTTTGATTTGTTGGCTAGATTCTGCATTGCCATTGGAAGAATTTCTTTTCCTGATTTTCCTATAACATCTAGAAATCCACTTAGTCCTCCTTTTCTTGTTTCCCCTGACATTAATGATAATCCTAGTTGCATAAGCATCATAGTATTCATCATTTGATCTTCATTTCCCATGAGCCCTTTTAATTCTGCCTTTACTTCGGCAACACTTCTTGAACTAACGTCAGTATCTTGGTTAAGATAATCTGCTAAAAGATCATATGTCTCTGTTTCTTTTATATCGGTACCAAATTTTGCCGCTTCTTCCTCAACTCCAGGTGCGTAAGGCATATCTACAGGACCTGTATCAGGGTCATCTGATGATGTCAGAGCTGAAGTGGAATCAGAATCGAGAATTCGCTTTTCTGCTTGAAGCTGCTCTTCTTTTTTCTTAATGTCAGCATCTGCT